AGGCGACAAGGTATCAGCCTTTACGCCAAGCCGCCCAAACAGTGGCTACGGTCAGTTTGTGGAGAACGTGCTTCGCCATATCGGCACCGGTTTGAACATCCCGTTTGAACTGTTAATGAAAGACTTCTCCAAAACCAACTACTCCTCAGCCCGCGCGGCATTGATGGAGGCTTGGCGCTACTTCATGGGTCGCCGTCAGTGGTTAGCCACCTATTGGGCACGCCCCGTCTATGAGCTCTGGTTAGAGGAAGCGATCAATAAGGGGCTGATTGAAGCACCCAATTTCTACGAAAACAAAGCGCTCTGGACACGTTGCAAATGGATAGGACCAGGGCGCGGTTGGATCGACCCCGTCAAAGAGGTTAAAGCCTCGCAGCTTCGCTTGGAGATAGGTCTTTCAACCCTTGAAGATGAGTGCGCCACTCAGGGACTGGACTGGGAAGAGGTGCTTGAACAACGCGCGCGCGAACAGAGCAAGATGCGTGAGTTAGGGCTCTCTATCCAACCGATCATGCCAGATCCAGTATCTGACCCTGGCAATAGCGAGCCCGATACCGAACCAGATCCCTCATTCGATGAAACCAACACTCAGACCAACTCCCCACTTTAAATTAAACGAGATTCACTGATGAGATTTTGGAACTATGCCACCGGTACACCCTGGGCGATGACAGAACCCTCGCTCGATACGGTGCTCACTATTGCCAGGCGCGAGCAGGATTCGATCGAAGCCATCACGGCACGACTAGGCCGCCCATTAGAGCACAGCCATCAAACTACGATGTATGGCCAAACGGCGGTGCTTCCGGTCACCGGTCCACTGTTTCGTTACGCCAACCTGTTCACCACCATCAGTGGTGCCACAAGCTACGAAGTGCTCGCCCGCGAACTGGGCCAAGCACTGGATAACCCAGAGGTGCAATCGATCATCTTGGACATCGACTCACCCGGCGGCGAGGTCAATGGCTGCGCCGAACTGGCGAACCTGATTTACCAAGCCCGTGAGCGTAAACCCATCATCGCCTACTGCTCAGGCGATGCCGCTTCCGGTGCTTACTGGATCGCTTCTAGTTGCGAACGGATAGTCATTTCCGAAACTGCCTCCCTTGGCTCTATCGGTGTGGTCGGTATTTACAAACGTTCAAACGATGCCGAGCAGTTCGAGATCGTCTCATCCCAAAGCCCGTATAAACGACTGGACCCGCAAGATGAGGGAGACCGAGCTCGACTGCAATCTCGCATCGATGCGCTGGCCGAAATCTTTATCGGTGCAGTTGCTAAACACCGAGGACTGGATCCTCCAACCGTCAAAACACAATTCGGGCAGGGTGACCTGCTGATCGGGGCACACGCCGTTGCACAGGGCTTAGCCGACAGCATCAGTTCGCTCGATCAAACCCTTCAAGAACTCAACAACCAGCAAACTTATGAATCCAGCCCTGCCACTGCGCTGGGCTTTTTGTCATCAAACAAGGAGGCCGACATGCCTGACCAACACAACCGACAGCCCCAATCGGGCACAACCCCGGAGGCGAGCGGTTCAGTCGATCCGAAGGCCTCGCTTTCACTAAGTAATTTAAAAGCCGATCACCCACAACTAATTCAGGCGCTTCACGAGGAGTGGACACAGGCCAATGCAGGTACCGTCCATACCCAATCAATTGAAGCGGGTCGTCAGCAAGAGCGTGATCGCATTGCGGCCATTCTGGACTCTGACACGGCTGAGGGTCGTGAATCCTTGGCCCGCCATCTAGCCTTTGCTACCGATATGAGCGTGGATATGGCAACCGCTGCAATGTCAGCGGCCCCCAAACAATCAACCTCACCTGTAAGTCATACCAGCGGGTTTGAATCCGCCATGGCGCAGATGAATAACCCAGCGATAGAACCGGCCGATGAGAGTGCATCGGATGATGCGGACAACATTGCCCAGCGCATCGCGCGCTACTCACGTGGAGGTGCACTATGAGCATGCAAGGCATTGCCAGTGGCGTAACCACTCAAGGGGTATTTACACCTGAAAATCTGATTGCCGGTGAGTTTCCGCGCATCATGCGTATCGCAACCATCACCGGTGGGCAGGCGCTCTCTCAGGGGGCGGTGCTGGGTCAAATCACAGCGACCGGAGCCTATGTGCTTAGCACAACCACAGCAACCGATGGCTCGGAAGTGCCGGTCGCGATTCTTGCACAGCCGATCGATGCCACATGGGATGTGGAAGGACATCTGTTCTTGAGTGGTGAGTTCAATGCGCATGCGCTAACACTGGGCAGCGGCCATACGCTCGCGAGCGTCACTGAAAGCTTCCGTACACGCTCCCTCTTCATTCGAACCAACCAACCTTAATCCGGAGACCCCACCATGGATATTTTTTCAACGCATGTGCTCAACCGGGTGGTGGAGCATCTGGAACGTCCAGCCTCGTTTTTGCTGGACACCTTTTTCCCCTCGATCCAAACCGAGGAGAGTGAAGAGATCCACTTTGATATCGATAAATCAAAACCGCGCCTGGTGCCGTTTGTCTCACCATTAGTCGAAGGCAAAGTGGTCTCGGCAGAAGGGTTTGAGACACGTAGCTTCAAACCAGCTTACGTCAAAGACAAACGCCGCTTCGACCCCAACGCCCCACTAAAGCGCCTAATCGGTGAAACCATTGGTGGCTCACTCGCACCGATGAATCGCCGTGAGGCCGCGCTTAATCGCGCACTGACCAATCAGGTCGAGAACCTCACCCGTCGTGAAGAGGTGATGGCAGCCGAAGCACTGCGCACCGGCAAAATCACTGTCGCCGGTGAAGACTACCCGACACAAGTAATCGACTTTCAGCGCGACACGGAACTGACCGTTGCCCTAACAGGTGGCCAGCGCTGGGGCGAAACCGGTGTGAACGTTCTGGATGATATCGAGAACTGGGCGGGTCTTGTGCAGATCAAATCCGGTGCAGCCGCCCGCACCGTGGTGATGGATCCACTGGCCTGGCGTGTCTTTAAGAATGACGTCAAGGTTGAGCGCTTGTTGGAACTGCGTCGCGGCACCGGCAACACCCTCAATATTGATCCGATGATCCGCGGCCAGGGCAACGATAAAGCACGTTATGTTGGCTCCGTCGGTGACTTCGACTTCTGGGTCTACAACGACGCCTATGTGGATGATGCTGGTGTCTCGCGCAATATGCTGCCGGACTACACGGTACTTCTATCAAGCCAGGGTCTGCTCGAAGGTACCCGCTGTTACGGCGTGATTCAGGACGAGAAAGCCGGCTACCGAGCGAGCCGATACTTTACCAAATCCTGGTTGGAGGAAGATCCAGCGCTACGTTGGTTGCTGATGCAGTCCGCACCGCTGCTGGTGCCTTACCGTCCGAACGCGTCGTTCTGTGCCACCGTTGCCTGAGGGATGAAATGATGCAGATACGCACACTCATCACCCTGCATACCGACAAAGGGAAGGTGCCACCAGATTCGGTGGTGGCCTTGCCGGATGCCGAGGCTAAAGCGCTCATTGCGAAAGGCTTTGCACTCGCAACAGATGCCTCAAGCACCGCCCCTTCAAACACTGAAGATGCCCCAACAACCGAATCAGAACTGCACGATGCCATCGCGGTATTAAGCGAAGATGGTTTTGGTAAAGATGGCAAGCCCCTGATCAAAGCACTGGAAGAGGTGCTTGATCGGGATATCACTCAAGCCGAGCGTGATACCGCTTGGAAAAGCTATCAGGCACTGCAGTGATACAGGCGTTTGAAAAGGCGATCGGGCAGATGTTCCAGGGATTGGGACAATCTGCCCTCTTTCGGCCGTTGGGTTCTGAAGAACGAGAGATCCTAGTCATCCCCAAAGCACCGGATGTAATCCTCGATTACCGAGACACCCGCATCCACAGCGAAACACTCGAGCTTCAAATCCAAAAATCTCAAGTACCCCGTCCCAAATCTGGAGATGAGATTGTTTTGAATGATCGCTGCTACCGCTTACAGGGCGAACCTTCACTGGATCCGCACCGCATGGTCTTTACCGTCGAGGCTGTCCCTTGCGTCTGACCGCTGCGTTTGAAGGCAACTTAAAACAGTTTCTGGAAACAGAGATTGATCGAGCCGAAATCGCTGTCACCGCTGCAGTGAGAGAGGCAACTACCGGGCTAAAAAACCGGATGCGTGCTCAAGTCACAGCCGCAGTTTTAGGGACACGTCTCGCCAGAACCTGGCGTGGCGATGTCTATCCGCAGCGTGGCCGAAGCCTGCATGCGGCCGGCGAGGTATTCACCAAAGCGGAAAAGATCCTGTCCGGTTTTGAAGAGGGTACAGTGATTCGCTCGAAAGACGGGTTCTGGCTCGCCATACCCACACCTAATGCCCCGAAGCGGGTCATGGGCCAGAAAGTAACGCCCGGAAATCTCGAGCGTGCGCGTGGAATACGGCTGCAGTTTGTCTATCGAAAGCATGGCCCATCCCTGCTGGTAGCCAACCAAATGCGCGCCTCTTACTCGCGCAAAACAGGAGAGTTACGCGGTTTTCGAAAGGCCAGCCAACGCGCGCGAGACACGGGCCGCGGACTCACTTCTGTA